GTTGCACCCATAGTACCGCCTTGAGCCACAGAAAGACCCGCACGACCTTGTTGTTGTAGTCTGTTTTGCAGATTAGCTAACTCTACTTCACGAGAAGGTTGCAATAACTGCATCTGTTGATTGATGTAGTTTTGTGCAACATCTTGTGGAGATTGAGAGATGTATTGATTACCTAAACCAAACAAGTTCTGTGCGCCAGTTTGAAGTGGTGCAAACTGTTGTTGAGCCTGTTCTGCTTGAGTCAAACCACGGCCTGCAAGAGCAACCAAACGATCTTGAGCATTCTTGGCTTCGGGGCTTAGCTGATAACCCGCAGAAGTCATACGACCCGTTACAGGGTCATAGGTGTAGTTAGATGTACCAAAGCGAGTGGTCATGCCTACTGGTCGGAACTGTGAGCCTGCTACACCCGCTTGAGTAGCCGCAGTAACATTCTGGGCGGCAAGTTGAGCAGCGGCTTTATCTTCTTCAGTCTGAAGTAGTCCACCAACAGTCTTGAAACCGCTAGTGATAGTGTTACCCGTATCAGCAATCTTTTTAGCTAAAGCAGCATCTGTAAGAACCTTATCTGCCGCCAATTTTTGTGCTACAGACTCAGCAGTAATTCCAGCAGCCGCACCAGTAAAAACACCACTTCCACCAGTTAAAGAAGTTACTGTTGGAACAGTACCTCCCGCACCAGCATTAAGAAGATTGGTAGCTCCTGTAGAACCACCAATGCCACCAGTAGCCAAATCAAGTTGAGCAAGTTCAGCGGCAGTTTGACCACCTGTTAATAGTCCAGCATTGCTTACAGCAGTAGGAGTAACAGCGCCACCCGCAGTACCACTTAGTTCAGCCAAAGATAAACCAGTAGGAGTACCTGTAAGAAGTCCACCCTCTGCTCCAGCAACAACATCAGCCACATTAGTAACAGCACCAAGTTCAGAACCGCCTAGCCCTAATTCACTAAGTGTTAAACCTTCTGTAGCTAATGCAGTAGGAGTGCCACTAAACAAGGTATCAAATACACCAGCACCACCCGCAACACCCAAAAGAGCCGCTTGAACAACTGGGTCTTTTAACGCATCTGCAATGCCACCAAAGAAAGATAAATCTTTTTTAGTTTTTACAGTATTGATAAACTCGCCAGTAGGACTGTAAATTTGAATTGGTGTGCCAACAGGGGCTTTATAGTTAGGATCACCATTAGTTTTAGATGTGTAAACAGTCTCAAGCGCACCAACTTGGTTGTCTTCACCAGATTGACTATATTGGTATTGAGGGGCAACGACTGTATCACCTAGTGTTACGGACATTCCATTAGGTATTGTCGCCCCCACACGGGAAATAATCTGCCCTTCAGGAATATTAACAGCACTAGCCATCTGTGATGGGCTAATACCATTTTGTTCCATAGCGGAAACAATCTGAGCATCACTAAGATTAGGATTGGCTAAGAGATAGTCAATAATTTGTTGGTTTGTTACTGCCATGATATTTCCTTAACTAGCTTTGATTGCTACATAGATATAGGTTTGACCACTAGTGCTGTTGTCATCTGAGAATCCTGTTGATGTTGCATATATATAACCATCAGCATCAAAAGCACTTGTTTCAGCACTAGATGTGTTTGCACATAAAACTTTTGCAGTTGAACCAGATGGCATTCCTCTTGTCTTATCGCAAATAATCCAATTGCCACTACCTGAAACTTTTTTCTTTAAAATGAATTGTGGTTCATATCCAATATTTACGTTTACAGTACCTGATGCCCCACTATAACTTCCACATGAAATTGCATTATCAGCACCACTACCAAAGCCACCTGCGTCGTGGGCGAATAGGTAAGCCACATATGGACTCCCAGAGGCGTTAACAGATGAGTCAGTGCCTACGCTAAACACAGAACTTGTGGGCGTTGTATTGTTCCAATAAGTTCCTGTTGCAACTCCATCAGCTTGATTAAGAAGCAAAAATTGAGTGTTTGCTAAACTGCGATGGTAAACTTGCCAATCAGCAGTTCCATCTGTACGTTTGACAATAATACAACCAGGAACAGACCCAAGGCTGTGAGCAATATTTTGCGTTGTGCCATTGCCCGTATAAGTTACAACATCAAAGAATAGTGGTTGCTCTCGGAATGTCCATGAAACGTAACTTTCAGAAGGATTATTGGGGCCGTTACTGCCAATAGAAAATCCATTTGTATTAAAAGCAGTAAATGAATTTGCTAATGATCCTTCTGCATCAGTATTTTGACTCTGCAAATATTTGTTGATGCCTCTTGCTGTATCTGATAACCAATGTCCATTAGCAGACTGACGATTTTTAAGCCACACCAAACCATCATTGGCAGACAAGTTTATTCCATTTGTAATTGATTGAGAAGCGCCATTTCCTGTGTATAGAGTTGTGCTAAACACATCGGAAACAAGCATAGGTTTACCACCCACTTGAAAGGAGTTAAGGGCGGCAAACATTATGGTGTGTATCCTTGTGTATAGTTTCCATACCAATTTGTACCATCAGCTACGAAAGAGAAGATGTCCATCTTTCCCGCAGTAACAGTTACTGTAGGAGTCCCAGCAGAACTATATTTAACACCTGTAAACGTAGCCGTACCACCACCTGTAGATGCCGCTTGTTTTAACAACAAGATAAAGGACTTACCCGCAGTAGCAGTAGGCATCGTAAATGTGCAAGCAGTAGAAGCAGTTAGGGTTGCTGTTTGTACAGTACCACTTGTCAACACCAATGTGTGTGCGCTTGTTACAGTACCAATCGCAACAACACTCTCAACATAGTTCGTAACAGTTGGGTTTGTCAGGGTCTTGTTTGTTAGACCTTGAGTATCTGTAGTTCCAACAACATCACCAGTGGGAGCAGTCTTTAATGCAAAAGCCGCTAGATCAGCGTCATAGTCTTGCTTGGTAGCAATAGCCGTAGCAATATTATTGAACTCGGTGTCAATCTCAGTGCCTTTGACAATCTTTGCAGGATTACCAGAGGTAAGGTTATCTTTGGTTGCAAAGTTGGTACTCTTGGTGTAATCGCTCATGATAATTTCCCATTTTTAGCTTGGATTTCAATCTTTTGAATAGATAGTTGTGACCCGTTAATATCTGACTCATAGCCCGTCTGGACAACCTTACCAGTACCAGAAGCGGATACTTTCAATGTATTCAAAGCAACGCCATCAGAATACTCAGCAACCACTGTTGCATTAGCACCATATTCAGCAATGTTGTATTCAGATACTCCCTGAATTGGAATAACAGTTGTTGCACTCAAGTAGTTAGTCTTAAAGTCAAAACCCCACTTGATGATTAGGTTCTGATTCGTGCCACCGATAACAACAACAGAAATCTTCTTTAAAACAGATGTCTGATTGACATTACCAAGGTCGGCATGGTTGGTGTAATACTGAAACCGATACACGCTTGTGTAGTCGTTATAGCCCGTGTATTGACCAATGTAGCCATTCTTACCAAGGTAGACCGCACCGCTTCTCAAAGATGTCAACGCTGTCGGAGTAATTGAGTCCCAAGTGGTTACACGGGAAGAACCATCTTGCAAGATAACTTTAGTATCAAAGCAGTAAACAGACTGAGTAACAGGCATCGTCAACAGATAGAAGCCTTCTCGCTCAGAGTAAACAGACTTAATGTTTGCCAATGTCTGTGAAGCAACATCGCTCATCAAGTCATTACGCACATTCTTAGACAAGTCCCTCTCAGGAGCAGACTTCTCTTGAATCGTTCTCATCAATGAACGAACACCAGAGTTTGACAAGAAGATCACATCAGAACTGGTTGTCTGAACACTATCCCTTGCTAAACAACCAATCCCTCCAACTGTGTCGGATATGGACATCGTAGAAGGAGTAGTTGCACCCTGATAAACAAGAATCTGACGCTTACCAAAGATAAATAAGAAACCATTGTGAGCAGCCAAGGCTTGAACTTCATCAGCACCATTAGGCCAAACTCTACTTGTGTCTAAAGTACCTGTTGTACCACCAGACCATACATGACCCGCAATCAGATCAGAGAAGCTAACAGTTACTCGGTCTGCACTGGTAGAAGCCACCCACAAGCGACCATAAGCCGATATAGCAATGTTTGCACTAGGAACAGTCCCTACATAGCCAG